TGTCCTGAGTTGCCACCATTAGCATCATTATTTATTGCTCCTATTGCCACTATAGTACCATCACTATTGATTGATACGGACCATCCACTAGAGTCACTATTTGCCTCACCATCAATGTCCTGACCGATTTGAACCCATTGAGTACCATCGTATTCGTACACTCTTGTCTCGTTACCCTTGTGTCCTCCAATTGCTACTATTGTTCCATCGCTATTGATTGACACGGAATATCCACTATATCCCGTACTATCAATGTCCTGACCGATTTGAACCCATTGAGTACCATCGTATTGATGCACTCTTGTATGTCCTGAATTGCTACTATTAGCATCATTATGAGGTGCTCCAATTGCTACTATTGTGCCATCGCTATTGATAGACACGGAAATTCCACTTTGGTCCTCAAGTGCCTCACCATCAATGTCCTGACCGATTTGAACGTAATTCGCATTAGCCGTTATTATTGTTGAAGATTCAACCAAAATCGTTCTTGTTATTGGCGTAGCAGCATTGCCGGCAGCATCAGAGCCATTGTAAGTGATTGTATAACTTCCGGGCGTGTTGACATTAACTGTTCCGGACGGTGTTGCCGGACCAATATCTACGCCACTATCTATGATGCGCGCGCCCTGCTCACTATATGATTCACCTTGATTGACTGAAACAGAAGTATTACCTGTTAATTGTAATGAAGGCGAAATGTTGTCAACAACATTCACTGTACGCACAACAGGTATTGCAGCATTTCCTCGAGAGTCGACTGCATTGTAAGTAACAGTGTATGTCCCCACGACATTTTGGTTTACGGTGCTGTGGACTGAAATCTTGCTCGTCAGGTCAATATTTTCATCAGTCGCATCCGCTCCCAAATCACCGTAATTTGTGCCACGCTCGTGTGTTATTGTGGAGGATCCTCTCATGACAATAATCGGCTTAACAGTATCGATAACCGATACTACTCGAATTTGTGTGACACTTACGAGATTATCGGAAGAGGTGAGTGTATATTGTATAGTATTTTCGCCTGCATTCAAGTTGTCTACAGAACCGGTTGTCACGACACTTGACGTCATGTCGCTAGAATTTCCAAGACTGTCCACCTCAGTTGCGGAGAAACCCGGATCTGAGTACGCTTGTGTTCGCTCCAACAAAACATCACTTCCCGATAGAACTATACTAGGAATGATAACATTGTCTGTGTTCAGTGCATATACATTGAATGATACTGGTGATATATTATGTGCACTTATCGTGATGAATTGGCCACTTTTTGCGAGAACAGTGGTGTTTAGAGAGATATTTTCCGCATAAGAATTTGTCGTCACCCTTTTTACTACCTCGCCTGATATACTGCCTCCGACATCAGTATCGCCAACTACAATTGAAATAGTTGCATCATAGTCCGATGAAGGAGTGTTTTCTAACACGGCCGAATTTTTCTGAATGGTAGGTATAGTGGGTGAGCTCTCTGCCCCTGTAAAGACAACTGCTGCTCTGAACCCATCAACATCCAGTGTTGATGGAGCGATCAAGTCGCGTATCTGCTTAGCGTTAAGGGGAGACTGGTGAAATCTGATCCATTTGAACTCATAATTCCCACCTGTATCACCGTTGCTCAAGTTTTTTCCGAACGTGAATGGACGTGCCGTGTGACTTCCGAAGGTTGTCAGCGTATCCGAAAATACATGAATATTGTTTATGTATAAGAACAATGAGTTTTCTGGTGCAAACCAGACAATACCGATTTTATACCACACGTCCTTATGGAGCTCATAAGGATTGTCTGGGATTGTAATGGTACTCGCACCGTCATTCACTGTCAGACGCACCCCGTATGAAGACGAAGAAAGTTGTTCACAACTCAGTGAAAAATCTGAAGTAGAAACGATTGGAACGTCCATTCCGACATCTGCCATTGTTGTGCCTCTCCATTCTAAATCCATAGAAAATGAACTCCCTGATTGGAAATTTATCGGATCGGTCATTTCAGCAAAAGAGTCACCCAATTTTAGCACTTTATGCTGAGCAGTCAGCATATTATTGGACAAAATATTAACGCTGTATATTCCGTTGGCAGGTACTTGTACTGTATGTATACCATCGACTACAGACACCCCCCCACTTGTGAAAGTGTTGCGTTGCCTTATAACAGGAGTCGTACTCACATCTGAAATATCAATGTTGAATTCTCTTGGCATATGTTGTGACAGGGTTTGTTGGGCAACCGTAGCCTGAAGTAAATTATTACTGTCAAAAACTGTGTTATCGACTCCAGTGATTGTCAGCCCTCTCGAGAGTTCTACCACTGACATTGATGAACATGACAGTCTACCGTGGACCATGGGTGCTTCGTGTATTTCATCTGCCATTATACTACAGTCAGAGCATTTTTTTTTTGCTTGAGGAAGCGCAATATTTACTTTTCTTGAGGCATTTGATCACTTATCGACAATGAATTACAATTTGACCTCGCAACTAAGGTCACACTTGGTTAGGTGCCGTCAGGAGCAACGCCTGGGGACCGGGGCACAGCCTCATTACCCACGGCTTCGGGTTGCCGGCGTAGAGGTGGCGCGCCGCGGGTCTCTGCGCATCGCCTCGTCGGCCTCGTCTAGCGTCATGCCTGGCTCGTAGAGGTCGCGCAGGTCACCGCCAGGCGAGACTTGCATGTGCGTGAGCACCGTCTCCTTGACGTACCGCGGGTCTCTGCGCATCACCTCGTCGGCCTCGTCTAGCGTCATGCCTGGCTCGTAGAGGTCGCGCAGGTCACCGCCAGGCGAGACTTGCATGTGCGTGAGCACCGTCTCCTTGACGTACCGCGGGTCTCTGCGCATCACCTCGTCGGCCTCGTCTAGCGTCATGCCTGGCTCGTAGAGGTCGCGCAGGTCACCGGCAGGCGAGACTTGCATGTGCGTGAGCACCGTCTTATAGTTGTTATTGTCGTCCTGGTCCTCCGCTTCGTCCTCGGACTCCTCCTTGAGCTTGCGCTTGCCACCGAGAGTGGCGGCTGCGGCTACCTCATCCCCTTCCTCGTCCTCGTCCTCGTCCTCGTCCTCGTCCTCGTCCTCGTCCTCGTCGTCGTCGTCGTCGTCGTCCTCGTCCTCGTCCTCGTCCTCGTCCTCGTCCTCCGAGTCGACCTCGTCCTCGTCCTCCGAGTCGACCTCGTCCTCGTCCTCCGAGTCGACCTCGTCCTCGTCCTCCGAGTCGACCTCGTCCTCGTCCTCGTCCTCCGAGTCGAGTGTGTCGCCATTGAAGAAGAGGCGGTAGTCCCTGCTGATCTTGACGAGGTCGTATCCGACAGCATCAGCGATACAGAGCACGACAGCACGCGTCATCTTGTCCGTCAGATCATCCTTCTGCACGACAGCTCCATTGATCTCGACGTTGACAGGGATCTTCTGGAAACTGGCGAGGAGCTCGCACGAGTGGTGGTTGTAGAAGTGTGTGTTGACCATCACGTCCTTGTACTTGTCGTCCAGATCCTTGTTGATGAGGAAGTGCAAGATGCTTGCCTCTTGGGAGACCTCCTCCTCCTCCTCCTCCTCTGCCTCCCCGATCTTCGACTTGATAGAGATCTCGCCATTCTCGTGGGTGACGATCTGGTACGGGTTCATCTCATCCGCCCGCCTGCTGCCGTAAACCACGGCATTGACCGGCGGCAGGAAAGAAGAGCCCTCGATGGAGAAGACGAGGTCCATGAGGTGGCCAGTGAGCTGCCGGTCCGTGAAGCTGTTGGGGAGCTCGCCCCCGCGGAGGCTGGAGGGCACCCTGCTCACAGACCGGACATCCTGGAAAGCGTGGTTGAAGTTTGAGCCCCTGTTCTTCTGTGTCCTGGGCAGCATAACCATATCGTTGTAGAGGTTCTCGGCGTTAGCAATGTACGCACGCCAGTTGGTGCGGAGCTGCTCAATGTTGTGCTTGAGCGCCCTGCGAACCGCCCTGGGCAGACCATCGGTCGTAAGCTGGACCGTCATTGCCTCACCGCCGCCGAGGAAAGCACCGTCAACGGTGGTCTGGATGCTTGGCAGAGCCCCCTCGCCCCCGCAGAGGGCGGAGAGCGCGTACTTGGGCACGGTCCAGGGGTCCGTGATGGTCTCTGCAGGAGCCACCAGGTTCTTCTTAGAGCGGACGCTCGGGTTGAGCCGCAGCAGCCCGTGCAAGAACGTCATGCGTTCGCGAAGCGCGTGTGAGATGCGTCTTTGTCTGTCAACACTCTCTGAGGGTGGGGGTACACATGTGTAACCACAAGGGAACTCAACCGCAAGCACATCTGTACAATGATTCATCAAGCAGAGGATCTTGTTCGCGTCATTGATGTGGAGAAGGAGGAGATTGATCCCTTTTACGGGTACACCACTCTGACGCACAAAGAGGATGGTACCAGCTGGGTGTCTAACCACAAGTTTGTTGACGCCAATGTTGCGGCCAGTCTTTTCGGCGCCAGCATGGATTCTCGTGTCTACCCCAACAACCCGGTTGAGATGAAGTACTATCCAGATGTTGCTCCAAACATGAAGCTGTTCCTTCTGCGCAACCGTGTGATGCTGGAGGAGAACAAGCGCCTCTCGGATCACCTCAGCATTCGAGAGAAGGGCCCAGTGGTGGTTCACCACATGACGGATAAACCCAAGCCGATGCTGCCGCCCCCCGCTCCGGACCGCGAGCTGGAGCCACCCCGGGTAATCAAGTCTCTGGCTATGAAAATCCCCGCTCAGGAGCTCGGCTCAGCTCCGTTGATTCCAGACACGTTCGGGTGGGAGCCAGTGTTTTGAGGCACACATATACGATCGTATATCTCTTCCTCGATTGTGTCTTTCGCAATGTATCTGATGACTTCGACAGGGCTCGTTTGACCTATTCTGTGGCACCTAGCGATAGCCTGGCGTTCTATTCCTGTTATATACTCGCCAGATCCGTCTATCGTATCTAGAAGAATAACACGTTTAGCCATTGATAAATCGCATCCGCTGCCTGCATTCAAAGTACTCAAAAGAAGCAAGTTGTAGTTATCATCAAATGAAAACTTTTCTGTAGTAGCCCTTTTTTGCATTATGTTACCTCTACAAAATAACAGCTTTTTTGAGTTATCTTGTGATGAAATGCACTTCCCAACATTGTTTAGTAACTCATCCCATTGAGAAAATATTAATGTCTTCATATCTGGAGTGTCATTCAACAGGTTCAAAAGATTGAACAATTTACTACCATATTTTTTCAACATTTCATCATTATGATTTTTGTTCGAATTCACTTTGATGATATCGCTCAATTGGTATTGCGTGCGACATATTGGACATTTGGCATTAAAACTGATTGCCAATGGTAAGCAGTTTGAACATATATTGTGTCCACAACTTTTTATTACACAAGGATAATTTTCTTCTTCGTTCATTTCTTCAAGACATATAACGCATTCTGTTTGTTCAGTTTTCTTGACATAATCGATTGTTTTGCTGGTATCATTCAAATATTTTTTGCATTTATCCTTCATTACCAAAAATTGTTTCAAAGTAAATGCTTCTCTCGTCCTAGCCTCAATGTCGGGTACTAAAACTCTCAACTGATCTATTCGTTTATTATGAACTTCCAACTGATTCTTGAGTATCTTTACTTTGTTTTCTAAAAACAATTTGATGTGATCTTTCATTTCATCAATAGTCTTAACTTCAGTTTCTGAAGACATACACTTTGCTAGTCTTGCATACGAACATACTTTCAACTGTTGCTCTCTTCCTTCAGATCTTATTCCATCGTATATCATTCTTTCGGATTTGTTCAATTCTATCCTGATAACCATCTCTTGCAATGGGGGTAGTTGTACTTCTTCGTACGTTTGATTTTTTACATTCGATCTTGAAATAATTTTGACTATAGAATCGTTTATGCTGATATTGTTGCATTGCTCTTCACCGAGTAGCTTGTATGGAATACAAGTTGTAAAAAGCGATGTGTTGACTGTTGGTGTTCCAGATATGAACCAAGTTTTGTCTGAATTCAAAGTTGATACATATGTACTGACATTTGGGTAGCATGAGTTAGCTAATTCGTGAAATTCATCAATTATAATTCTTCCCCATTCAAAAATGTGAGGAACAAAGATTTGTTTGTCTTGTACTTCTTTAGGCTGTTTTTTGAAATCTTTTAAAAATGCTTCACCCTTTTTTTTTACACTACAGCTGTAATAATCCATCTGACCTCGAAACGAGGGGTTGCATAGCATGTTGAAGGATATTAGAACAAAATCATACAATCCACTCATTATGTGCTTGAACGTGATTTTTTCTATTTGATCTTTTACCGTGATTGTTATGTAGTTGAGGTCTGTATGTTTTTCTATCTCTTTTGACCAATGGGAAATTATGTGTGATGGACATATAATTAATGTCGCTTTTGGCTTCAAAATAGTTGTACGTATAGGGCAATTTAAACAAAGAGCTATTGCCGTGAGAGTCTTTCCCATGCCCATGTTGTCGGTCAAAAATCCACCCCTGAATTGCACATCTATCGTTTCACATTCCTCTGTATTACAGAGTATATCGTTTTCGGTTAGCCATACCTTCGAGTTATTAGTAGAGAGACAGGTGTATTGTCTTGATATTTCTTCAAAAACCACACCCGCTTCAAGTTCTATCATTTTCGACAACGAAGTCTTTTGAAACTCATATAATTTTGTCTTCAGACCAGTTACTGATTCTCTTTTACCAAAGTATGGTACGTCTTGTTCGAAACAGTCAAAAATGAGCCTGGACATGTTACTCCGTCTGTTTTTTCTGTAACGGTCGTTGATATAATTTGAAATTCTTATTAGCTGGGGATGATACATCACCTGGCAAAAAAGTATTTCTCTTCCGGGGAACCTGACACCATCTTTGATTGCTTTTGAAACTTCAGATATGTTTATGTAGGCATCTACATATATGGAATTGTTGTTTGAATATGAAGCATTAATCGTCCAATATTTGTCATCTAGGTTCTTCAAATGCTTCAAAACCATGTTATACTTATTTTTGACAAAATTAATCTTTTCAGTGCCACAGTAAACACCACTGTTATTTATTTTGAGCTCATTTAATGTATTATACAATTCAACTGAATCTTCATGAATTTCCCACAATTCTCTGACAACAAAAAATATATTTTCATACCCTTCAAGTGAAACTGTAAGCCATGGTAATACTCTCATTGTTGAGTTTTATTTATATTTTACTTTTAACATGAAACCTCCAAAACCAAGGGTATCAATTGATTTAGACTCAACATTTGTTACCATAAATTGGAGTGCAATACCTAATGCATCTTATTATACAGTAAAATACACATTAGCTTCTGATGATAAAATAATAAACACTTTGAATGTAACAACTTGTCATGCTGTATTGACTTCGTTGTATGCAGACACTGAATATATAGTATACGTGAATACTACAGTGATAACTCAGTCAAGTCAATTCACAAATTTGAAATTCAGAACACTTTCCTCAATTATAATGGAGAATAAAGGATCAGGTGTTGGACTGTATCCATCAGATTTCAGTCATATGTATGACCTAGCGCAAACAACAATAGGTTATACATTTGACCCTAAATTGAATTCACTTTATGTAAATGGAAATTTCTTTCAATTTTGTTGTTTTGACCTAGGAGTCGTGAAAAACAAACCACACCTCGACTTGCAGCTCCAGGGGGCATCTGGAGACTGGCGAACAAACTCAGAAAAAAACTGCTATTTTGACAAGACGTTAGTGCAGGTAAAAATAGATGGACACACAGGCTGGATGGATGCAAATAGTTTGCGAGTCCCTGGAGTACAAGATAAAGAAGATGGAGCGAGAGTTTTTGATAATATAGTGAGTGATGAATGGAACTCTATAAGAGTAACTCTATGCAGTATCACTTCTCCAAACGGTAGCTGGCAAGGGACATTGTATGTTAGAATAGGCCTGTCAAAAACCGAACAAAGTATTTGTGGTGTAAAAAAATTATCTTAATGTATATCATATATGTCCCTACAGTTCACAAATATAGATGACGCATTTTCGCCACTATCACAAAAAAAACGTAAGGAAAAAAGACCATCGGAACCCGTGTATGAATATGACGAAGTACCTCCCCCTCAGCAACACCCCGGACAGGTCCCTTTGCCACCACAACAAATAGTCGTGGATCACAACAAATCACTAGCGGAAGAAATATTCGCAGTACAACCTTACATAAACAATTTGTTCATGATCATTGTGCTCGGAATGTTGTATGATATAAGACAGGCAGCTCTAGATTGTAAGCTGTACATGGTGAAGCACTCGGTGTAACGGAAATCTGGCGTAATTCCACGAAATACGCTTGTGGTCCCAATGTTCTCACACACAAGCTCGAAGACTGCGCTTCCTCTTGCTCCTGCTGACCCATGTCACAAGCCCACTGGTCTGTCAACAAGATGTCACCTCTATCAGACGATGAGATTGACGTTATGAATGTTCCTCGGAGCGTAGAACATTGTAGTTATGTTTACGGCAGTGTGGAACATGATGATAGGATCCTGAAAAATACCAAGCCATGATGTATCCCGTGCTACAGTAAGTACAGAAGAAACATTCTTAATATCGTGGTGCTTCAAGATATCGATTACAGATATATCGTTCCCAAGAAATGTCGCAACCGGCCCGGAATACACTTTTAGTAAATCTGTAACATCACGAGTGTTTCCGAGCTCGTCAATCGCAATAGCTTGAGTGTAGCGGTACTTGCCGGTCTTTTTTACGACCTGTGGAACCGTAATGCTGTTTCTACATATCTTGTACAGGACATCAGAAACCGTGTAAGTGATTATAAAGTAGTTGATGTTTTCGGGCAACTGAGATGGAGTTGTCACTTCTATTTCAGTATTATCTTCGTTCACTGCGCAAATCGATATTCGTTTATATTTACGGGTAACGTTCTTCTTCGTGACAAGCATGCGAAATAACATCAGTACTGAAAATGTGAGTATGAAAAACATGTCTACTTGTTGAAAGGTATTGAGATCTCTTTAATACTTTTTTTGACAGGTTTGCAACGTACTTTATCCTTCTCTACTACGATTTCCATCTGAAAACCATATTTATCCTTTGCTATCTCTTCCGCTAATTCTGTTTTGGAGCACATGTAAACATACTTATTATCTTTTACCTTTCTACTGGATTTGAGTCCTAGAACTTTGAATGAATATTTTGTTACAATAACCTTGAATCTTGATTTCGACAACGCGTTATTCGTTTTCAATTCATCTGGACTTGGTTTTTTATCTGGCTTTTCTGGCTTCGCTGGCTTTTCTGGCTTCGCTGGCTTTTCTGGCGTTGCTGACTTCTTATTGACGGATTTTTTCACTGAAATTGCAGATTTTGGTTTGACCACCCGCTTCATTTTTCGTGTTATGTTTACTATCTTCACACCAGCAAGCAGTTTCTTTGCATTGTTACTTATTTCTTCCTTGACAAGAATAGGTATTTGCCTTATATACTGTGGAACTGCCTCGGCACGAACAAAAAAATTAACTTCACGTGAATGCAGGAATTTTTGCTCATTTTCATTCAATGTATTCTTTTGCATGGTTAGATGCTTTTGAAGTGCTATTGCAGGGTTTGCGGATGGTTCTTTCATTTTGAAGAACTCAGTTTTACTCTTTCTAATTACCCCTGTTCTCCTATTTGTGTTATTCTTTTCCAAAACCCACCCCGCTTTGAACACTGAATTCGCATCAGAATTCCTGATACGTGGTGTGAATAATAAGTTGAAAATTTGTTCTTGACTATTTTTTGACAGAGACACTTTCTGTATATTTTGAACATCACTTGTAGCCACAAATGTTCCGTAATCCATTGCAAGTGTCTTCTTTCTAGGAGACTTCTTAAAAGTTACATATTCTGCGTTTTTCATGAGGTCTGACTTTATTCTGCTAGAGGGTATTTTTGCATCTAGAGCCTTATTAGTAAAATCTTCTATAACTTTCTTGGTAAGATCTTTAGATGATCCTGAAGCCTTTTCGACAGTTTTCAACCAATGTTCATACAACCCAGTTCGCATCAATTGCACAGCAAATTTATATCTCATTATTTTGGCACCCCTAGTGTTTTGAGGTGTATTTTCTCCCTTTTCCTGTATCGTGTTGTTTTCCGTGACCGTTGCACTTTCTCCTCTGATATAGTTCTTAAACATATCAGCATTTGCTGCTTTTGTCCTCATGTTTTCAAATATGAGGTTTTGTTCCATTGACTTCATACCCCTGTGAGATTTGAGTGTATCCACTTCTGAATTCGAATCATAAATATTTAGTCTTTTATCACGATCGCAATGAAGCAGCTCACGCACATTTTCTGTCATAACTTTACTTTGACCGAGCAAGACACCGGTAGTGTTCGCATTGCACACTTTGCTAGCAAATGCGTACAACTGTTGTGTAAGGTCGCACTTGCTTGCACACTGGAACAAAGCAGCATCATATCCCATGTATGTGGAAAAGTGCCGTAAAGGCGCGGTATCACTTACTTCTCCAACTTTGATTCCAAATGTGTCCACCCCCTTCGGTATATTTTTCGCTGGACTTCTGAAAGCAATGTCGCTCGTCAATGCCTTTCGTGTGCGTGTTGACATGACGACAGTCGGTGATTTCGAGTTAGTTTTGTCGTTGTTGGTCTCGTTGCCCCCGTTGGTCGCGCTTGTTCTTCTGTTGGCGCTAGGGGATTTAGAATTCACACTAGGTGAAGTGTTTGCCGATTCTTCGTTACCCTTGGACAAAGATGGAGAATCATTCATGACTGAAGGTTGTCTCACTGGTGAAGGTGAGTTTGATGCTTTAACAAACACGTTTTCATCACCAAAGAATGAGGAATTTGTTGTTTTCAAATCAATTCGTTTGATCATGTTTTGAGGCTTTAGGTACATAGAACAATTTCTTGCATTTCTTCCATATATCTGCTTCCTTTGAGCATTACTTATAGGCTGTCTCTTTTGCTGTTTGTGATAAAGGACCATATAAGGAGTATTAAACATTGAACCACCATGCGTCATTTCAGAGATTACAGCATTGCACAAATCTCCTGTATTGTTCTCTGGGATGTTGTATATTTTTTCTAGTATATATTTGCTGGGTTTATTCAACAAATGCACGAAATTCAACTTCCCTGATGTTACGGACTTCTGTTTGGACACATAATACCGAAAAAACACAGGAGTTTTTAGTTTTTTGTCAATGTGGCCTCTAACCGATCTTATTTTTCTAAACAAGTCTTGTCTGATCAAATTAATACTGTTTTTTGTGCTTTCTATTTTTTTCTGAATAGAAACTTCGTACGTTTCGTTCCCATTGAGCTTTTGCCAATCCAGTTTTGCCATGCTGAGTGACAGTTCACTCTCGACATGTGATATTGCTTCTTCAGAAGAAATATGTTGAAACACACTGTAAAGCAAGCTCATGATGGGGTTGTGGTATGCAACCGTATCTTTGTCATGATGATAGTTAGAACTCTTCTTTTTTCTAGTTCCATATCCGTATGCGCTAATGCCAATGCTTTTGAGGCCAGCCTCCTTGTTAAGTAGAGACTCAACATGTTTATCGACACCAAGATGTCCTGGGGGTCCAAACATATCCTTTATCAAATCGTTGACATCTTTTATATACGAGTCCATAGCATTGTTCCACTGTGCTAAATTAGGAGTGATGCCTTTGTCGCTCTTCGTATCATACAACTTTCCAATATTGAATTCAAAAATGGGTCCGTCAATTTTCTTGTGCTTGATTTTACGAATCAATGATGATGGAGACGTGACCACTTTGCCGATAACTTTGCCAACGCCTGTCACTGCAAACACACTTGATGTATCCCCATGAAGTCCAGATTCAAGTTGGATACAGGATGCCTGGTTGATCAATGAATGACATAACTCATTTCCTTCGGAACGCGCAGCAGAGTCTACGTAAACCATTACATTTCCTTTTGATTTGTCTTCCGGAAGCGTCACCCTTACAGACCCTTGCCGTTTCACATCGGGGGAAGTGGATTTGTTCACTTGATTACTTGTTGAACGTATGATGTTTGCCAGCATCAGATTGGCTGTACTGAACAGAGAGAACATTGGAAGCAAATTTCCGGGGCGACGGAAAAACACAGGGTTAAATTCGTCTGTTCCATATATAGACAATGGTTGACCAACTAGTTCGGGTGCTTTCTTTCCGTTTACGGACACAGTGGCGGAAAGGTCTGCCATAGACAGTGCAGTAATGCCTGTTTCCATTTTCAACAAGTCATTCCTTATTTTTACAAATTTCTTTCTGCTTTCTTGTCTAATTTTTGCGTCTATCAATCTTAAATTGTTAGATGTTTTGAATATGCCATCAAGTCTGTTCAAAAAAGAAATTCCAATTTTTACTAGTTTCTCGGAATACAATTTTTCCAAATCGTGTCTTTGATCTTCTGTACCCTTTGCATTTTCTAATTCTTTACTGTAAAACTCAATCTGCCCCTTTACATTAAGAGCTTTGTTTGATACTTCCTCAGTTATACCAAAAGATATAACTGCTGTGGCTTCAAGTCGTTTTATTTCTGCTGTTGTTTTGTTTTTCATTTGAAGCTGCTTTTCGTAGTCCTTTTCTAACTGTGCTCTCGTTTTTTTAGTCAATGTTGCCTTAGAAATATTTTTAAATTTTGCTGGTACTTTCCTTTTTCTTCCGGTGGTCGTAAAAGAATTTCTGGATTTTGAAACTGTCTTTGAAGCGCCAGGGGCAAGTTTTCCTGCTGTTTCAGCAATGTTCTTTTCCAACTGAATGACCTCTCGTTTTTTAGCGTCAATCGTTTGCTTTCTGATGCTTGCCAGCTTTTTAGCCTGTTCCGGAGTCTGTGACTTCGTCAATTTGAACACGGTCGGTTTCACTGGAGGTTCGTTTAGGATTATGTCTTTGTATGATTGGAGAGAGGTTGGAATTACAAAAATAGATGATCCTTTTTTGACCCATTCTTGTGTCTTACTTCCATTTTTTTGTTTCGTTAACTCGACTTTATCCAGATGATTGAACACATCCATTACGATTGTTTTCACTACATTTACTTTCAATTTATGTGACATGGTCTTGTCCGATTTGGAAAAGCATTTGAACTTGCTGTCATTGGTATTAGAGCTCGAGACAGACATGTCTGACGCACATAATTTCGAAATCATTGTTTGCTGTCGACCCTGCAAGAGACCAAGAAGTCGCTGTTCCTGATTCAGGGTCCCCTTGTTGGTGTTGGGATCTTCCTTAGTAATGATATCATGAACCTTCTTTATATTTGTGAGCGCTCTCCTTCTTGGCTGTAACATTTTATTGTGAATAGGAGCAAACGGAACTTCCAGTGGATATACGCAGGGTTTGTCAAATTCAAATTTCCGTGTAGTGTTTGTAAGAATACTACATGTTGAAAGGGACGCCTTGGGATACAGCGATGCGTCCTTTGCTGTACTCCAGTGGCTTATGAACCCACTGACACCGTGTGTGGCATCCGTCACAATCATTTTACCTGACTTGTTGTATATACTGTTGAAATAATCGATACAATCTACTGTGAGTTCTGCAAACGTTACTGCGTATTTAGCATTTTTATGACCCTTCATCTTCCCATTGTTCCCTACAGACTCTAGGAAGTTTGTATTTTTCGTGTTATTCTTTATATTTTCACCAATCATTTCAGAAAATACCTTTAGAGAGAACTTTGACGGAACTGGCTTCGATCTTATTATACTTGATGCAACTGGTGGTGATTCTCTCAAATCTTGTTTGTTCAAGAACATCTTTGCAAAGTTTTCATTGGATATTCCACCGACATTATTGACTTGTCCATCATCTTCATTGTTTTCATTGTAATTTTCATCATTATCTTCCTCATTTTTGTTTAACTTGGTCAGAACTATCTTTTCATTATTCTCATCTACTTTCTTGTTCAGGAACTTGGAAGGGGTCTTCATAAGACTTTTTCTAGGACGAGGATACAGCGTGTAAACTAAAGCACCCACACCACCGACACCTGTTACGTGCAATGCTGTTGCGGTCATCAAGACGATTTTACAACTATCATGTGCAAACATCAGCATTCCAAGCAACGCAAGAGAATTGACGTATTTGTAATTACCGTCTTTCTGTTTTGTGGAATCGATACACTGATGACATTCATCTACTACTATCAAAAAGTTTCTAGTGTGTGCCCTTATTTGGTCTTTCAAAGTCTTACGCCTTTGTGTGTTATTTTTATCCTTCACAGTTAATGTTGATTGAGCAAACGGATTACTTTTTCCAGGCCATTTTTCCGAAAAATCATTCAATGCGCATAATGACCGAAAAACAAAGTCATGAGTGTCGATATAGAACATTCCAAATTTACTGTTTTTTCTTGACGATCTGAATTTTTCCCATTGAGATCTGTAAATGCCTTTAAGTACTCGAGATGAACTCAAGTCAGAGTCATCAAGATTCTTGGGGTGAAAATTCCAAAATTTATATATAAGTTCACCACCACCTCTATACTTGAAAATCTCTCTTTGCCACGTCGAAATATTGTCCATGTCAGGGCATGCAACAACTGCATGCAAACCTTTCTTCAAATGATCATTGACTATTTGAATAGCTAACTCTGACTTCCCAGATCCAACTTCGTGATCCACTAGAACGCGTGGAATGAGCTCCGCCTTGTTGAGGTTGGATGGCATACTCTTATTTATTCGCTGTTTCACATATTTTTGACCATGACTTAGCTCAAATTTTCTCTTGCAAAAAGAATACGGAACAAAGTCAGCACAGCACGCGGTAGAGGTAGCAACAACCCCACCCTTTTTCGTCACTCTAAAGTCTTTAACGGCCTGGACATAACCATTTGGTTTCTTCTTCATTTAGTATAAGCAATTATTTTTTTAAACAAATTACAATATTCATCCACACTTCGCCATACAGCATTGCCACCTCGTGGGCAACACACAACACTGATTGTGCCCTTGGAGGAGGAGACTTGTGGTGTGGTGTGAGTTCTATTTCTTTAAACAAAAGTAAAAGGCTTTCATAAATGAACATAATTGGTACATTTCATGCTCTAATTTATTTGTTCATGATTTGGGGGATGTTTTCATCAAATTTCAGTATCATTTGGACACACATAATTATGAGTTTTGCACTACTATTACATTGGATCATGAATGATAACAAATGTATTTTGACGGAAATTGAATGTTACTTTATGGAAACAACAGACGACAAAACTCTGACGAGACAATTGCTTGCACCGTTGCTAAATCAGTCTTCGGATTTGGTCGTGGTAGGAACACTACTTGGACTGATACTTTCAGTTTTTAAACTGTATTGGTTTTTGTGCTTGTCCCGTGCACAACATCCAATGATAGTAGATGAAGAAATACACCCTTGCTGGTATAACTATGTCGTCGAGAAAAACTTGACCACGTTGTGAAACTTGTAGGTTTGGGAACATTTTTTCATGGAGCCTCTTTATGAAATTGATCAAATTTATGTCTTCGGACTTCTTGCTGGAGCGATTGTAGACACGCAGCTCTAATTTGTTTAGTAGATGACCTGCATCGCCTCCACGGAGAGTCAGGCTGATGATTTGTGGGACAGACAACCCAGTGCTTGCAATCCATATGTCTGAATACCGATCGTTTGACTGAGTGAGTTTAATATTCCTTTCGTCCCGTTGCTGCTTTTCGATGTCATGCTGGTAGTTCTGCAACTCTCTTGCTTCATTCCGTTCTGTTTGCCGCAGTTCTTTGGCCGCCTCTCGTTCCTGCTGTCGCTCGAGATGATGCTGTTTCTCACGATCCATGCTCGTTTTCACGCGCGCAAGATATCTTTCATTCTCCTTTGCTATGTGAGACATATTGATCTGAAATACAATGAAATCTTTAAATAAAAATCATTATTAATGAGAAGAGATGAGCACAACTGCATCAAAAACGAAAAACGACACTCCCAAAGGAGGTACTTCAAGAAGCGAGACAGAAGTATGTAAACGTGCATATGAGTCAACAGAGCCATTGACCAGGTATGATCCTGATGATGACCCTGCCAATCCTAAGACTCCCTTGTACGATCTTGAACGCTATTGGTTGGATGAAGACAAAGACAAGCGATTTGAAGTATTCTCAAAACATGTTATTCAAAAATACCTTAATTTGAGTGATCCTTTTCTGCTAAAGACACACGATCCCAATACTAAATTGACAAAAACAAAGCTGGAACAAGCAATGAATTGTATCTGGGAAAAATACTATGCACCACTGGAACGAACATATGATCAAACATTCATTGACAAATTAAGACAAAAGAAATCGAATTATAGACAAAATAATTTCAACAATTTTTTTGATGTCAAAGGAGGATACATTAATCAATTGAGTTTAAAACCCATTTTTGAAAAATTCGTTCAACACATTTTGACATCAAGTAATTTGAACGTGACAAATAATTCTATTTCTGAAGAATGTTCCTCATTTATGAACCCTACGGATGTATTTTCTCCATGTATGCAAAACTGTATTGATCTCAGAAGATCAGGGGCACCCAAGAATGTAACCCAACCCCATTTGATGCAACTAGAGCTCACTAAGTTTCACGATACACTCATAGATATGCACACACATTTGATGACAAAAATAGATGAAACAAAGTATGAATTGAAAAAAGAACTAGAAGAGGAAGGGGTGCACACAAAGAGAATAAATGACATTCTTGATAATAAGTTTGGTGCAATAACAACTGTTCCGGACGTAAAGGACAAGTCTGACAGCAAAATTAGGCTAAACTTTGCCAAGTCTATGAACATGTCGTTGAGTCCAGAAACACAAAAAGTACAACACAAAAGAAACAAGGAAGTTGAAAAGAAAAGAAGACAAAAGCTTCAAAACAAGCTCATTAAAACAGTTATTGATAACAAAGGAAGACTGGCTTCAAAATATGATAACCTATTCACTCTCGAAACCCCATTTGACTTAAGTAACAAGGGTAAAGTAATTTCTATGGACACTGGTGTGCTAAAGACTAAATACGATAGAAGTAATAAACGAGTGGAACTACAGCTCAGATTCAAAGCAAACCAGGTGTTGAGAAATACACAGGAGGCGTTAAACAAAAAACTCAAAGAAGGAAAGAATAACAGCGTATTATCTGAAAAAGCTAAGTTGTTGAAGGAACTAGTTGATAAACCCCATACCGATAAGCCTCTGAAGTTAGTAAGAAAGGGCAAGAAAACTACTGTTTCTAGAGGGGGTGATAGAGCAATGCGTACAATTATTGCGCTTTTTGGAATACAAGAATTCAAAGACAAACAAAACGGTATGAAACAAAAATATGCACTCACAAATAAGACTGAAAAATTACTCGACTCTTCAATTGTAAAAGTGAACAACCAAAACCACCCCACTGTCAAAAATTTCAAGTATTTTGAATTGAAGGACTTAGAAAGTAGTGTATACAATTTTTTTTTAGATTTCTTGTACAAAAAAGTGAAAAATTTGAAAGTTTATGAGATTTTTACCCTTGGTGAACTCAAGAAATACGAAAGAATTGACATTCCTTACGTGATAGAGTACAAACTTAATTATGATAATTACAGTTATATTTTTAAAACTGCAGACTTTCAAAAGTTCACATTGATGAAAAAATTTGCAGTGAATACAAATACATCTTCTCTTACGTACAAAGTGTTTAAAAATGCTTCCAACACCCCAAGAGAGCGCATTCCTTTCGTAAACTACAACGAAGCCGTGAGAATGGGTAGAAAGTTTGTGAGGTCAGAACCAGGGGGTTTCTTGCAAAATGACTCCCTTGCACGCTTTTATTTGAGAAATGATGACAGGTACCGTATGGAACCGATTGGAAACATATTGAAAGTAGTTGATCTTCACAAAAATGCTAAGGCGTCTTCCAGGGCGTCTTCGACACCCTTCCGCTTGCAAGGATCCTCCTTCAAGATCGACTCCCTCCCTCCCAAGTCTGCAGGACATCTAACCTTTGATCAAGTTAGCAATATTCTATTTAGATAGTCCATCACGCTAAAGGAAACTTCCACTTGACAGTCTTGTACTCTTGTTTGCAATCATTGTATATGCCTTTTCTTATCATCATATCACGAAAAGGATGTACTGAAGAGCCCATATCGTAATCTACCCTTATTTCTGTGCCTGCTGGTATGAATTCTCTTGCAATCAATACTATATTGCACTGACCACCTTTACATGTATTATCCATAAAATATGAGTTAGCGTGCTGGTTATCACTGTAATTAGCATAACCAGAAATGTTAGAAAACTTGCGTGGGTCTCCGTCAATCACAATTCTTCGTCTAAGATCTTCTGGGTCACGCGCTGTCATCAAATACTCTGAAGTAGATGTGTTTTCTTCGTCTTTTGTCAAGGCTTTTCCAGTGTATTCACATAGAACAGACTCCTTTTTTATGTCCCATTTCGAGAACAATCCACCCACCCAATCCCTGCTTAAGAGTGTATGACTTGCGTACACAACACCATTATCAAGAAGACACACATCGAGATGCCCTGGTCTCCTCTGCATCTCACTGCAAGCGGGAGCATCTCTTTAAGCTCACATTTTGGTGAGCTCGCCATCCTCCTCACCCTCAGAGAAGGTGGGAGAGTGAACACGTTTGTAACGGTGAGGTTGGGACTCACCCCGCTGGCGACGATTCATCGACTGAATGTGCGTACGGAGCTGGCGATTGTTGGTGTTGAGATGCTCGAGGAGGGAAATGCTGCGATCCAGCTCGCGAACCTCTTGAATCAACCGGGTGCGTTTCTCATTCCAGACCCGCAGCACAAACTGGAGCTCCTCGCACACATTCGTCATGCGATCTGGTGGGCTGGTCGGGTTTGAGTCGGTTGGGTTTGGTACCATTGGTCGATCCGGTGTGGCCAACGGAAGGGTTACACATGTGTAACCCTTCCGTTGGCCAAACCCAACCGACTCAAACCCGACCGCTCCAATGACATGGACTCTGCGTTCCAGGGGATCTCCCTCGAGACCATCTCGGGGAGATACTCTTTCAAGCTGACGGAGACGGTTAACACTATCCTTATGGGAGCTATGCCGACCATCAGCCGTGAGCACGTCATGAGTTTCTGCAAGAAACTCATGCTGGGCGACGACAACCCTCCGTTGATGAATGAGAAGAGTCTCCCCTACATCGCGAGGTTGTGCACGGGTGACCCTCCGGTATGGAAGATAGTCGTGACCGTGGCCCAGGTCACGGAGAACCTCAAGGAAGTCCTCGTCAACCGCGCGAAGATGTACGAACAGCTCCACATCATGCAGCACCCCATCGCCATCGTCACGACGTGCCTCAATATGATCATCTCTGACCCGCGGAAGTACGCACCAGATGAGCTTGGTATCATAATGAACGGTACCCTCGCGAACAAGCAGGTTGATGAGACTACGCCATTCACTTTCATGATGAAGCCCGGCCAGTCGGGGACGTGCACAAAACGCAGCGAGTCAGCACTTGACGAGCCCGGCGGCAAACCTTCTCCCAAACGCACCAGGGTCCACGACACATCCTATGACGTCCTCGAGGGGGCGGAGGGCCTTGTTGTTCTCAAGACATCACCTCCACGAATGACCATCTACGTCAGTCCGAGAAGCCACAACATACCAACTGGCTCTTCCGTGATGTCGGAAGCCAGTGACGTGATATCGATGGGCAGAGCGGGTCTCAGCAAGGCCGCTCGCATACTGGAAGGTTTTTACACCGAGAACTCGGACTCTACCTCGTCATGAGGACTTCGACCTGGATGTTGTCTAAGATACTTCGCAGAGTCCGTTTGACCACTGTCTCCGAATTAGGATGTGTCTTGTCCTGTCTGCTTTTCAGTGGAACGAATGTGTGTATACCTTCAGTTGTTTGCACTTGGCACTCAAATATTGTGTTCACGTCAAATCCTTCCACATCACTATATTGAATTTGTTGCTTGATAATGTATGAATCGTCACTATCATCATATGATGCCAAATAGAATGGTTTTTCATCATCATCGGTATCCTGCATGAGTATTAAATCTACAGTATGATCAAACTTCAGCTTGAATTGAGCTTCGTCACGGCCATTTATGCAGTCGTTTCTTCCACTAGGTACTAAAATTATTCCATCAGTTTCATATTCTAGGAAGTGTTTGTTGTTCAAGAATGAAATCGCAGTTTCTATATTAGATTTTTCAAGTTTGAGGTATGGTTTAGCTTTAATGATCAATGAGTCCGTCTCATTGTGATCACAGCCCTCAGCAAGCTTTTCACATCTCGCATGACGCCTGTCTAACGCTAATGAACGTAAGTTGCTACCTCTATAATTATAACAATCAAATAGCAAAATGTGATTCCACCCACTTTTTGTCGAGACCAACTCGCCATCAAACATGCTCCCACCATTGTCGTTCAAGTCTGGCGGCACACTTATGTTAAGAAGATGACAAGATCCGTCCCTGGATATCATTACACAAAGTCTTCTCCAGTCGCCATCAATGTAATACATCAAAAAAAGTAGCAGCACTCTAAATCCATCCGCCTTTGCAGTAAAAAAGTAATTTGCATTTCTAATCCGATTCACATGACATCGTTCTGGAGTTATGGGCATTCCTCCAGGAAACCGGAACGAAGGGTAACGTTTCAAATTAGGATCATTGAGTTGCATAGCAGATTGTTGTGCAAAATTTATGAGTCTTGTATCAAGTATACGATGGCATGTAGAAAAACCCAGGGGTTCTTCCTGAAACATTTTGAACATCACGATAATACTCTTTTTAATAAAAAAAATTGAATATTATATTAATGAAGCAAGTCAATTTGAAAACGATTGCCAAAGAAGCATTCTAGGTTCGAGATTGACTAACCGTTTTATTCCTTCATCTTTCCCGAAATCTTAAAAGCCTAAGTGATTTTGTCTGTTATTTGTGAAAAAACTTATACAGCAACATAAAAGAATGATGTTTATGATTCCATTTTTGTTCGTTGTAATACTCACTTTTTTGTATCTTTACTTGACTCCTTCTCAAACCAATCAATCATCAGGAGGCATGATGAATACTATTATCGAGAGCATGCAGGCTATTGTGCCACAAGGGGACTATAGAATTGATGAAATAAAAGAATATCTTACGTTAATTTTTAAGATTACAGAAGGAATAAAAAAAGACAAAATAGCTTGTATTGTACCAACAAAAGATGATATTAATCTTATTAAAAAAAATACAAATATTATATTGCCTGATTCTGCGGCTTTTGGTGGAGGAGATGCAACATTAGGGTCTAAAAATTTCATCAAGCAAAAGAATCCACTTTTAGAAACAGTAAAAGAAAAGGAAAGAAGAATACACGAATTATTAAATTCAATTCATTTGGACTTGGATGTAAAAGGAGATAAGTTCAAGACTAGATTTATGAAAAAATCTTTAATTCTAAAAAACGAAATAGATGATATGAAGAACAAAGTAGTATCCGGGTGCGCTAGACAGAAAATACGACTGAGAAATTCTCATCCTCATTTATCTAACTATGAGTTTGTTGATGAAAATACTAACAATAGTATGATACCTCCATCAAACTATGTTCATGGCAAATCTGTTACACCGGTGGGTCGTGACTACAATGTAGAAGATTCGAAATTAGGTCTAATGCAAGAATTTTATTCTTACTGACATCTCAATTTTGGAATTGACTTGCATGAAAGCACTTTATTGAAAAACGTCTTGTGATGTGACATGTCTCCAAATATTTGTAGCTTGATACTGGTATCTATCATCTTCTTCATGCTTCCAGTACACTTGCCAGTTTTGATAAAATCACACAAAAGTCTCTTTACTTCAGACAAAAACAAATCTTCAAGATCAATGAATGTTTCTACGCTAAATGGAAAATGACGCAGTACTTCCCTGGCTTTTTTGTGAGAGAAAGGTGATATATCAAAATTAGAAGAACTTTTTTCTAAAAGGATTGTGTTCAACAAATACACTTTAACATTAATGTTTCCATCTTTGGTCTTATTCAATATTGATTCGATACCCTGTGCTTTCTGAGGATATAGAGCTAGACCTGTCTGCCTCATCCCCTTGTGTGGAGACACAATCACATCAGTGCGTTTTTTATTTTTCCCTAGTCTTGCCTGTATTTTCATAATAATTAAAGTAAAGTAGCATTTTTTTTTATATATCGTATAAATATAATGAATATGTATTCAAAGATTTCAGAGTATGTAAAACCATATAAGGATTATGAGCAAATGCCATTTCAAAAAGTACCTGAGAAGGTCAAACAAGCACATCTCAAACATATGTTAAAGCACGCACCTCAAATTGCCAAACTTTTGAATCTAAAAATTACTCAATTACCTATGATGAACACAGCTGAAGCAGAAAATCAGATTGTAATATTGCAAGATAATTCCACGCAGAAAATATGGTATTTGTTTAGCCTGGCAACTGTAATGTCACATGTTGATAATGAAGACAATGTCCAATTCCCAGCCTTTATTGAGAAAGAAAGAAAACAATTGAGAAAACAAAATCCAATGTTTGCCCCTCAAGATCAATCATTAGTGTATTTGATTAATGTTATGAAAAACAACAACACAAAAAAATATCCGTTCAGCAAAAAGCCATTCTTTCTTGCATCTAAATACGGAGGTATATTATTAAATATAGTACCAGTAGTAAGAAACAAAAATGGTATGTCAACATACAAAATAAATTTGTTAAGTCTGGGGTACTATGCTCATCCTACTACTAAAGATAGACTGAAAAATATATCAAGTTATGGAGAATCTAACAAAGAAAATCTCATGAAAATGGTACAATTTTCACAATTTCAGACACCCCGTCCAGAGTGGAAGCTTATGGATGCCTCACAAAAATCAGGCGTACCATTCTATATGTTGTTTTTGAATACCGCCCTGAAACCAGGGGGGGTCGCACCCAGTAGATCAAAAGTTGGGACGTATAACAAATTTGTAACATATCCAGAATCGGCTTATCAACTAGTCAATGCACTCTACAAACTTCCAAACAACACTAAAAAGAGACTAGTTCATGAGTTAGGGGATGGTACAAATTCCGTCTTGTCGAGAATAGTCAAATCAGAATCATTTTTAAATGTTAAATTACATTCCGATATCAACAAACGATACAAGTCGTCTAACCCTCACGTTAAGAAAAGACCGGTACAAAAAAGAATAACATCACAAGACAATTTAGCTCTTATTATGAGAGGTTGGGGACAAAAGGGAAGTCAAGCGGCCAATAAAAAGAAAAAAAGTTATCACCTTAAGTCTTATACACACGGAAATTTGAAGAAAGTTCCCGGACTAGAACCCTCAACTCATCTCACACCTGCGGAAATCAAACACAGTATGAAACCACCTGGCAGGATCCGTTTCGCCCCTGATCCAGTGTTTGAACCAAGGCGTGCTATCATCAAGGCACGACCTCAGAAAGCGCCTAGAAACGCCTTGGTTAGAAAGTCTTTGCAAAAGCCAAGGGTTAGATCGACACCGGCACGTTACAGAAATCCTAATATGTTGCTGTATTAAGGCAGCTTATCAGAAAGGTTATCTAAATCTTTCATAAATCGCTCAACATCTCCAACAGTTACAATATCTTGCACTGCAACATCGGCTTGTTTGATCTTCAGCTTTGCTTCTGTGTAAGCAATTGATTTCTCATCACAATTAGGTTCTAAGAATTTACAAGGGTCGTTAAATTGTGCTACATTCTTGTACTCGTAACAGGCACACGTTGCCTCTCTGTCGGAAATTTCACAAACACCCCTCACACACCCCCCCTCTTCTGGTAAAGTGACAGACTGTTCTTCTGTGATATAGTGTTCACAAACCCCCTTTGTTGGAAATCCGTGCCCCTTTGCTCTGGGGTCATTCAAGTCATACGTCTGGTAATTGCCCCCCTCTTTGTAATTCCACCCGCGGTACTTACCATTTGCGAGTTTTCCAAACCAGCAGAGACTTCCGTGTGCCTCTTTACAAACTTCTTCCCGATTGAACACAGCTTCTGTCGTAGTCGAGACTAATCTTGTTGTCAGGTCTTCACCATCAGTCTCAAATTTTGAACTGTTTTTTGGTGGATCCAGTATGTCTAACACCATATTGACATATTCGCAGTCACTGGAACTATAAGTACACTCAGTAACTTTAGGAGGTGAGTTGACGGTGCATTCATAACATTCTTTCGCATCTACGTCCCTATTTTTAGATCCACAACCCTTTTTGGAACTTTTGAATACAATGTTTTCGGAAGGATTCTTTTTCGCACACTCAATACACTTAGCGTACTTACCCCTTTGAAACAAGTAATTGTCGTATACGGGGGTTGCTCTACACACAGCAAGTCTTCTACAATGGTTCAGGCCGGGCTTCCGTGTAGACACTGGAAGTTCCTTCAATTCTGGTAAAACGTCTCCGACTGCTGATTCCGCAACCACTGGTATCATGTAAATAATACCATTATACAATAGGTAAAGTATTGTCACAAGAAACACCGTACACTCATATCCATACCGTCTGAACAGTTCAAATACAAATACTACATTGATTATCAGTAGGAAGCTATAATTCAATGATATGCTTCTGTTCACAAACAAAGACATCTCTCGCGGAATACGAAACACAACATACCACAAATAGAATATGAGAAAGAGTTTCGAGTAGAAAAACTTTTCATATTTGTTCATTGATGGATTAGGATTTTGTGCTAAACTCCTCACAAAGTCCTTCAGAGGAAATAGTGATGTTGAAAACAAAATATCACCTAGAGGGGGTGGTGAGTCGCAAGGGATACCAAAAATGGATGCCATTTGTTATAAGGTATCTTTTTTTATTTCAGAATATCGATTTGAAGGATCGCTCCTTGGAATCTCTTGTATTATGTGGAACGATAAGATCGAATGCCGATTGTGATGCACCAAGGGGTCCTGTATCATTCATATCATTTACGTATTGTACATAGTACCCTATGTTATTTATTATATTCTCAGAACACTTATTAACAACCAACTTGTTCAACTCGGTAATAGGAAGATGGTGATTGTAATTGGTTTGAAGTGTATGAATCATTACTACCTGAAGCTCATTATCTGATTGTTTTCCTATTTTGGCTTGTCCATTTGTCTTGTCGTAAACTTTCTTTATTATAAGATCTTGTAACTTTTCACGATTAGCTACACTCATAAAAAACAATATCGACGGGTCATCTTTGTTGCTTACATATCTTGAAGACTGATCTGGGATGGATATTGTTGGTAGCTGCATATTATATAACCAAATATTTTATGTGGGTAAAATCACCCAAAAAGAACATATTGTTTTAATAAGATACACTATGAGGGTAATCAAAGCAAAATCTGTGGATATTCAGAAAATAAATATTTCGTTGCCTAAATCTATCATTGACGGTGCAAGTTACACATTCAGTTTGACTTATGATTCGGATACATTGACAATTCAATTACCAAGGTGCCAGGTATTTTCGGGAGTGTATGAATCCGATGGAAAATGCTATTGTGAAATAGCCATACCGACACAAGGAGTGACCAGTGTAATATATTTCAAAATTGCAGCTCATTTGGAATACTTAATGAAAGAAAGAGGATATGATAATGTATTATTTTTGGGGCATATGAGAAAAGTTATAGATGGCTTTTCATGCCTTAGGCTTAAAATGCCACAAAATAAAACAAAAGTACTAACTGAAATAGTTGAAATGAAAGAAGGATCAGAAGAACCTGTTTCAACTGGTAGATTCATCAAGGGTTCTACAGTCGTACCCATTGTATCCATCGAACATGTATATGTTATCAATGAAACTCTCGGATTCAATTTACTTTTGAAAAAGGTTGTTATTGTATAATAGTTTTTTTATCTGTTACCATTAAAATGGAAGAAAAAAGTATTTATATTGTTTACGTTCTTCTAATTTACTCCATTGTCACGTACGTATACGGGGTTGTGACCTACTTTACTTATAAAAATACATGTTCCAACTTAAAAAACACCGGTTCTGCGGGGCAGGTCTGTGTTTCGCCCGACTCTAGAACGGCAAGGTGCTGGAATTCAGGTAGCCAGCTGAGCTGCAGCCACTGTTTATTCGGATACAAATCGGCTCAAACAGGTCATGTATGTAAGTCAAGGCATGATATTATTAAAGTTACAACCACATCAACTACACCACCAACAGTGTCAACCACACCACCGCCAACATCAACTACACCAACAGTGTCAACCACACCACCACCAGCATCAACTACACCACCAACAGTGTCAACCACACCACCGCCAACATCAACATTACCACCAACATCGTCAGAATAAATGTATCATACTAGTAAATGCAGTTTATGTTTATACATTTCTTCACAATATTGATGATCCTGGCATGGTTCTTTGCTTTAGGATCACTCGATCTTCCTCATGGATTGTATGAGAATACGTACACATATATGGTTCAACCTTACAACGCATTTAGAATAAAGTGTAATGCAGTGAATGACTTTAGAAAGGCAAAATTCAACTTTCAAAATGAAGAAAATGCTATGAATTTCGATCTTTTATTAAAAACTATAGAAAAAGAAGAAGAGGGTTTCAAAGAAACAGAAGAAAGCAAACCCCAGGTATTGCCTGAAGAACTAACAAGACTAAAAGAACTATTCACAAAATATAGTTTGAGTAATTGGGCCATAAAAGATGACCATGGATATGTATATCGCGAATGTCTTACAAAAGAGCTAAAAGATTGTACATACCCATATTGGGATATGTGGTGGCTCAGTGCAGGAATGGGACTTCTGTATTTTGCAGGAATCGCAAGCGTTATATTCAATATTCCTTTCATAAAAAAAGTTCCTATGTTATTGCTCATTTCCAATGTGTTACAGGGTGTAGGCCTTCTCACATATGAGCCAGGTTTCCCTTTTTATGCAGTTTTTATTGTTGTCATGGTGAGTATTTATTGGGGTGCGATGGAAAATAGGTACAAAAATGATTGTCAGTCTGTAATTGATTCGAAAGAAGAATGGTATGACAAGGTGCCCGCCTACGCTGTTGGTGGTTCAGTTTCATTAATGCTCGTTCAGACCGTACTGGCTGAACGCAAAATGGCGCAAGTAAAACTGGTACTCAAAAAAAGAATTAAGAAGCTAAAAAAGGAAAAAGAAATGTCCGAAAAAGAGAAATGGAAAAACTTCATGTCGGCAGGCAGTCGCTTAGACAAATTTGTTGAGAAGTCTAGTGGACAAAAGTTAGATCAACCATTGGATGTGGGCAGCAAAATTACCAGTGTGTCTAACTCAATCAAGAATCTGGAAACATTAAAAAAAAATAAAAATAAATAATGTACCCCTGGTCCGGATGAACAATTTTTGACGCGACAAATTTCTTACAATATTTTCTATTGTAAACTTAGTTATGAAACACATAACGCCTCAAGCACAAAACCACATTTTCAAAGAGAGAAGAGGTAGAAAACCGGTGGCGTTCAAAGAACGTAAGCACGGGCAAACAGGTTTTATTACATTAGATGAGTTAAAGACATTGGAAAAAAGAGGCAAAAACGCTATGGATTCTGATTCTGATAGTGATGATTATCCTCCTCTAAGTTCTGTTGATGCAGATACAACAAATGATAAAAATACTGAAAGCAATGACGAAACCTATGAAACCAATGACACATTTACTGATGGAAAAGAAACTTACAATGAAGAAGATGAAGAATTATTTGAAGAGGATGATAATAGGGTAAATAAAAAAGAAATGACTGCTGATGATAGAAATGATGATTATAAAAAAAAAGAAGAAAAAGAAGAGTTAGGGTTGAAGCAAGAAGGGTTCACTGTCAAAAAGATTCTGAAAAAAAAACCAAAGAAATTAAGTTTTACAATGAACTATGAAGAAATTGATGATGAATGGTAAATTTAAAAGAAGTATAAGTGTGCTCCGTATGATCGTTGTTCACACCTACAAATACAGGAAGATATGTATTATAAAGAGTGTGATCCAATACATCGTATTAAAAAAAGATCATTTAAAATTAGTAAATGAGTAACACATACATACCTGTGAAGAAGAATAATGACGAGTGTTACACACAAGATGTTTCAGTCTATCCCATACTCAAATTCATACCAGAAAACGCTATTGTTTGGTGTCCATTTGATAAACATGATAGCAATTTTGTGAAACTCATAAGTAAAAAGAATAAAGTAATATACTCTCACATAGATACTGATCAGGATTTTCTCAATTGGGAACCTGATGAACATTGGGATATTATAATTAGCAATCCACCGTTCACAAACAAAAAGAAATTCTTTGAGCGTGCTTTACGTTTCAACAAACCATTTGCATTAATTATGTCAAACACGTGGCTAAACGACAGTGCGCCTCATAGAGTATTTTATGAAAAAGACCTACAATTGCTAATGTTTGATCGCAGAATGAAGTTCAATATGCCAGATGAATCTCATTTAATCGGAAAGCGAAAAGATCTCATTTCTTTTTCCAGTAGTTACTTTTGTTGGAATTTTCTTCCAAAACAAATTATAATGGATACTATACCAAAACGGCTGACTTAAAAAGACTAAAATAAGTTGTATAATAAATGCATTTCTATTCAAAGGTATATGAAACAAAAGAAAGCAAGGAGTTGTTTGATTTCCTAAATCAAATAGAAATAGAATATCACAAGAAATACACTAGATACAATAAAGAATTCAAAGTGCCAAGAGGGCAAGCCTCATTCACATATGACGAATATGTACATTATAATTACCCTGCTGCAGGAGGTTCTCCACCAAATTATATAATGAATGCTCAATTGAGAAAAATAACAGAGAAAGTCAACAAAATCCTATCAACTAATTTCAATACAATTCTTTTGAACAAATATGTTGATGGAGATGATTGTATAGGATTTCACAGAGATAACCAAATAGGGTGGGCTCCGGGAAGTGGATTCGCAACTCTTGCATTTGGAGTTGCTCGTGACTTTCAAATTAAGTGCGATGCAACTAAAGAATTGACAACGATACTTCACGAACCAGGATACGTTATCTACATGCCCGACCCCATGAACTCTAAACATACACACTCAGTTCCAAAACGCAGGAGTCTTCGCGAATGTCGTATATCGCTCACGTTCCGAGAGATCACCACCACCACACCTGCCAGCACCCCACCCGCCGCCGCCACGTTGCGCAAGAAGGCGAAGAAGACCTCCTAAGCCGCAGGGGGGGACACGGTCGCCCTGAATGCCTGGATGACCCGCGCCATGCGCTCCTCCTCGGTCCCCTCATTCCCGCCATGCTGGTTCGCGTAGCGGAACAGGAAGCGCAAGAAGAGGGGGTAGACCCGCCCCGAGTAGTAGGGACCAAGCGCATGCTTCATCTTCGCGCGCGCCCCCTTGGTCGAGGAGCCGTCCTTGATCCACTTCACGAAGTCGCGCAGGTCAGTGAGGCCGACATCTTTGAAGAGGCCCTTTCCCAAGAAGGTGACCAGGGAGGTGGTGCAGTGGTTGTACACACTCGTGCCGGGCTGATTGATTCTCGTGACGGCGTTCTCCGTTTTGCCCTCGTAGCTATCGTGGGTCATCCAATCCGGCTTGGGGGACGATAATTCCAGGATGCTCTTGCCCTCCTCCCAGAAGAGCTTCAAGACCTGGCCGGACTGCAAGAGCTCCTGGTGGCTCAGGACGTTCAGCTGCTGAACCTGGCCCTTAGCCTTAGCTTCAGCCTTACCCTTGCCATTGCCCTTAGCCGCAGCCGGAACGGGAGCCGCAGCCGGAACGGGAGCCGCAGCCGGAACGGGAGCCGCAGCCGGAACGGGAGCCGCAGCCGCCACGACGTCAGGCTGGATGGTATCGAGATCCGCGAAGGCATCGTCAACAATCTGCTCCTCCTCGTCACCACCGGTGGCCATGTCGTAAAGCCCTTGAAGGGGAATGTGGCCTTCCTCATCATCCGCATCCGGAGCCGGAGACGGAGCCAAAGAGGAAGCCGCACCTGAAGAGAAAGCCGCAGCAGGGAGCGGGACCATGTCCTCCATGTCGTCGACGGAGTGGTAGGTGTAGCGGTAGTCCTTGAAGTGCTGCGTCAGCTCCTGGAGAGCGCCCGGGAACAGGACCTTGTCGCCCTCTTCCCTGTCCACATTCGACAGGTTTATCATGCGGAAGGCCTGAAACATGTTCGGGTCGTCCTCGGCCCCATCCTCCTTCAGCGCCATTGGGGGAGCATACATGAAAAGGAGGGTGCCGCCGCAGGCCGCGTGGAGCTTGGTCATCCGCTTGACCGCGGCCTCCATCTCCCGCTTCATGCCGTGCCACAACACCTTCTTCTCATCGGAGGTGAGCTTGACATCATCGTACACCTTATGCATGACGGCCTGGAATCCCGACGCCCATTTCACTCGCTGCTCCTCAGCCCTGTTCTGGAAGTACTCCATGGCTTCCTGCTCCTGCTCATAATGATGCTCCTCAATAGAGTGGCAGGAGCGCTTCGAAGCGCGCGGCTTCTTCTCCTCCTCGGACGCGGCCTCGGTCATGAACCAGTCGGGGTCTTTTTCCATGGCGGGCGCCTTTCTGGACACGGTCGGGGTTTGACCACAGTGGGTGGGAAAGGGGTGCTCGCTTTCGGAAGTGCTTGCTTCGTGATGCGTGGTCTTGGGGTCCGCATGTGTACCCCACGACCACAAGGGAAAGTAACCGTCAGTTGGGGTGTCGGGACGTCCCTTGTGGTCGGGTTACACATGTGTAACCCAACTCAAACCGAGCGACCACGCGACCACGCTTTGCTCGCGCGCGGCCATGCAGACCATGGCGGGGGACTACGTGGCGCTCCGGGTCCTCACTCACCTCTCTGGCGTGCCTGTCAACTTCGGGTCTGATCCCTCGCTCCTCCGCAAAGCGTTCTTGCTGAGCTCTCTCCGCGTCCACCCGGACAAACACGATGCTGACAACAAGGTTGTCGCCGAACAATCCTTTATGGTGGTGAAGAAACTGCACGAACGCATGCTCGATAAACTCAACAAGCAGCCGGGTTCGACCGACTTCTCGGCCTTCCGAAACAATCAGTTTTGGGTTCAGGAGAAGGCAGACCTTCAGGGCAACTACTTGAAGATTCTGTCCGATGCCATTTCTTTGGCGCTTCAAGATGCTAACTTGCATCAGCTTGCTGCGGCCCCCGCTCCGGCTCCGCCTCCGCCCGCTCCGGCTCCGGCTTTCGCCAACAAGAAGAAGCGCAAGGCGGACTTCTCTTCGGCTCCCGCTCCTGCGGCTCCGGCTCCGGCTCCGGCTCCGGCTCCGGCTCCGGCTCCGGCTCCGGCTCCGGCTCCGGCTCCGGCTCCGGCTCCGGCTCCGGCTCCGGCTCCGGCTCCGGCTCCGGCTCCGGCTCCGGCTCC